CCACTTGCACCTGTTGCTCCGTCTGCGCCATTAGCACCACTTGCACCTGTTGCTCCGTCTGCGCCATTAGCACCACTTGCACCTGTTGCTCCGGTCGCTCCATCATATCCGGTAGCACCTGTTGCTCCGTCTGCGCCATTAGCACCACTTGCACCAGTAGCTCCATCAACTCCGACCCCTGTAGCACCAGTAGCTCCGGTCGCTCCACTATATCCGGTCGCTCCTTGAAATCCTATACCACCAGTTGCACCCTGTGCGCCAGTACTACCTGTGTAACCTGTTGCGCCAGTTGAACCTATTGCACCAGTAGCACCTGATGCACCTGTACTACCTGAACCTGTTTGTCCAGTTGCACCTGCAAGTCCAGTTGCACCCTGTGCACCAACTATAGCAACTTGCCATGATGATGTTCCTGTGTCCCAATATTTTAATACTGACATTATGTAATCCTATCTATTTAACTGTTAAAGAGTAATGTAACCCCAATATACTACTTGTGATGTTCCGCTATTGTTTGTAATACCAAATGTAAATACATTAGCAGTCGTAGTTGCAACTACCGCGTTACTAATATTGTTCACAGTTCCAACAATCTGCGTAGGTATTGCTGTAAGCACTAATGCATTACCTGCTGCATAATACCAACCATAACTACTACCTACTACTGGAACATTATTATTTGTAACAACCACTGTAGCAGTATATGTAACAATACCACTTGGAATATTTCCTCTGACCCATATTGAGTAAGTGCCGCTTAACGGTACTGTAAGACTTACTGTGTTAGTACCTGCTGATAATGTCCAACTACCAGTCGTTGAACCTGCACCTACCCCAGTAGCACCTGTTATACCAGTAGCGCCGGTTGCACCTAAACCTGTAGCACCGGTTGATCCAATAATTCCAGTGGCACCAGTAGCACCTGTACTACCCATACCTTGTATTCCAGAGATACTAGTATCAAGCCATAATATGTTAGTGTCAGACGGTGCGGTAGATTGAGCAACTATGCCTTGATCACCTGTTGCACCTGTAGAACCAGTTGAACCATCAGGGCCTGTTGCTCCTACCCCGGTTGCTCCTGTTAACCCTGTGCTACCTGTTGCACCAGTAGTTCCTGTATATCCAGTTGCTCCTGTTGCACCAGTAGCGCCTTCACCAGTTGCACCTTGAAATCCTATACCACCAGTTGCACCTTGAGCACCTGTCGCGCCCGTTGATCCTATATGTCCTGTTGCGCCAGTAGCACCATCATATCCAGTAGCACCACTTACACCTATATCACCAGTAGCACCTGTACTACCTAACCCAGTTGCACCTGTTGCGCCCGTTGATCCTATATGTCCAGTAGCACCGGTAGCACCATAATATCCAGTAGCACCAGTTGCACCAGTTGTTCCTATATCACCAGTTGCTCCGGACGATCCTAATCCAGTAGCACCAGTGGCTCCTTCATAACCAGTAGCACCTTGAAATCCTACGCCACCTGTTGCTCCCTGAACACCTGACGCACCTGTAGCACCTGCTAATCCAGTGGTACCTGTCAATCCAGTGGCACCTGTACTACCTTGATTACCGGTCAGACCGGTAGCACCACCGGCAACCCAACTTAGATTACCACTGCCGTCTGTTTGTAAAATGTACCCAGTAAACCCGCCTGGTAAATGAAAATTACCAATATTTGATATTGTTAGCCCTGTGAGATTACCTACGCTAGTGATATTTGGTTGTGCTGATGTTGTTACAGTACCTGCTATTTGAGATACTGCCGCAGGAACAAAATTTGCGCCACCTGCCCCGGATAAAATTAAATTGCCCGTAATTTGAACATTAGCTTTTTGCGTTACTGGATCACCGGCCATATTAACTACTGGTAATAAAGTATTAGCCGCTATATTGCTACCTATTTCGGGTAACTCTGTTATTTTGATTGCTAAATTAGACGTTGCCATTACTTATCCTTTTATTCTTATATTTATCAATAATGGTTATGGAAAGACCAAGTAGAATGGTCTCTATTTAATAAGAATTATTTAGAAAACGGATCTTCGCCTGTAAGATGTGTTTTAGCGAACATGAGTTTGAACCACGCTTGATCTCCTGGTTTGATGTTATTCTCACGCATATATTGTTGTTTCTTTTGTGCTAATTCATGTAGTGGTGTGTATGAATATTCACCTGTAACTTTGCCAGACCCACTCAATCGTTTTAGTTCGTCAAGAGTCATATCCTTCTCAGGGAGTTTTACGTCCTTAAGTTTAGAATAACCGTTTTGAATTTTAGCTTGCTTGAAGGGGTCGAACATAAAAAAATACTCACTTGTAGTGAGTATTTATTATTTTACTTGATATCGAGAGGTCTTTGCTTAGTAGCAACAATACAGTAAAAATGCTCTTTTGCCTTTTTCTTTTCACCTTCTGGATCTTTATCATTTGGAAATTCAATGTCAAATTCAAAGTTTTGAAACAAATTAATGTTGAATCCAGTGCGTGTAATCAATGCTGCTAGTTGATTCTTGCCTAAAATACTATAGTGATTTAGATTAAATTCATGCTGTCTTTCAGTATCGGGTGCAGGAACTTCAATGTATATCTTACCAAACTGCTTAAGAATACGATTATATTCCATCAAGCTAAAGATAGGATATGGACTATGTTCTAGTGCATGACGCAAGAAGATAAAGTCTACACTTTCATCATGGTATCCGTCTTTTTGTGGGATAAAACTTAAATCATACTTTTTAATCTTATGACCTTTATCTTCACAGATTTTGATATCACCGGGACTTAATGTTACTCCGGTTAAATCAGTATAACCACGTGATTTCATTTCATCTAAGAAGTAACCAGGACCACATCCTAAGTCTAGTATCTTGCTATCTTTTTTCAGATTTAATGGGTCAATGTATTGTTCAACCACTGATTTAGTCAATGACGAATGCATCTGACTATCGCCCTCATCGTAGATGTGAGCAGTATACAACCATTCGTTGTAGAATTTTAATTTGACTAGGTCAAGTGTTTGGTTAATATCGATTATCATTTAGATTCCTAAAATTTGATATAATTACTTATTCTAGGAATATGATGATTGATTATTTTCTTTTGTAACCATTAAATGGTTTTACTATGCTTTGTGTGTTTGTATCTTCTAACTCTTTACTACTTAGATCACCGTTATTCAAATCTTTATATTCAACTCCGGCAGCTTTATATGCTAACTTAAGCATATCTTGTTCTTCTTCAGTATAAGGATGCGAGGTATTGTGTTTACCTACCCAACTTTCAGCAGGCATTTCTATTGGGTTTACCCCATCACTACATGCTACAGCCATCATTAATCGATTCAAATCATATATTCTATCATAACTGTCTAATTTCTTTGAAAACACATTCAATCCAACAGTTGGTTGTTGTTGATGGTCGGATACTTTTCCCATTTTGCTCTCGACTATAAATTCATTTGCTCTCATTTTGGATAACCTTTGAAAGGCTTTACTGGGCTAACTATACCAGTATCACTTGTTTCTTCACTCTTATCAGATGTAACCAGTTGTTTGCCACTAAGACCCATTTCACCTAAAGCAAAATCAATATCTTTATCAATGCCTGGATTCATATAACCTGAAACAATTTGATTTTCTCCCCAAACAGATTCTTTATCTAGTTTAGGTATATCTCCATTGCGAGCCGCTTTTGCGCCAGCTAGTGCTATAGAGAATCTATATTGTAAATATGCATTTTGATTCTGCAATTTTGGTATTACCCATGTTGAAGGCAATGGATTGGCAATTCGTTGTGGCAAATTGTTTTGTTCGGTTATGAATTCTTTTGCTCTCATATTACTATGTCGTTTTCAGTTATTAAGTCAAAATCATTCTCTGTTTCTATATTGTAATCTGATTCTGTTTGAATTAGTAATCCTCCTGCAGGAGGACCTGTCCATGTGATTTGTGATGATATAAAATGAAATATTGTTTTATTTACTAATGGATTAACTAATATACGAACATTTGAATCAAATATATCCATATCGTAGCCAGTAAGTACATTACCATTAAAAATAGTGCTATGCCCATTCCATTTAACGTCACTGCCGTCTGTTAATATAGATGCAGTTAATGTGATATTTTCACTATCGTTGTTCGAAATATCATTAGAATTAATTTGAAAAACACCTTGTGTAAATGTTTCTACGGGAGTTTCAAATATCACTTGTCCTGCAGTTGTTCCAGTAGAATATGCATTTGAAGTAAAGAATCTTGTACTAAATAATTGGGTGAAATTATTGTTAATTTTCTGAAAGGCCGTACGTAACGGATCACCTTCACCGTCATTAGGTTGAGCACCTACATTAATTATTAATTGTGACATATCCAAATCCTAAACTATAGTGTATTTATCACAGTTTAAGATTAGTTAGATTCATCCCATAACTTCTTCTGAATCTGATACCACTCAATCCAGCTAGCATTTTTAGCTGAACATTCGTGGTAAGTTCCGTAGTTTTTGACTACAGTTTTAGTAAAGTCTACAATTGTGACGTTATCGCCCTCAATAGTTTCTAATTGTTTAGGGCAACCTTTTAATAGAGTCTCAGGTGCTTCTGGAAATTTAGGAGTAAGCGGTACAGGAGTACTGCAAGATGCTAGGAAAACTGTGAATAGTATGATTAAATATTTCATTTTGTAACTTCGTTCGCTAATTTTGCTGCATCATTTACTGATTGTAGTATTACTTGAGGAATCGCTGGACACATTTCAACATACTTTATTACCTCGTTGTCTTTTACTACTTCCTTGTCAACGTATTTGATAATTTCCTGTGTCTTACCTTTTATGTATTCTGTCTTAGTGACTATTTTTTCTACAATTTTTACGTTTTCTTTTTGACTTTCTGCTTCTTTTTCTGCTAGTTTAGCTTCTACTTCTTTGACTTTTAGTTGCCAAGATTCTTCGTTAGCCAATCCGCCTTCTATGTAAAGACCAAAACTCAATAATAATACAGATATTATCTGTATAGGTAGTTGATACATTTTGATGAACGGAATAAATCCTAGAACGAATCCAGCGATGGTTCCTAGTATTCCTGCTATGAGGATGAGATGAATTACAAAATCAGGAAGAAAGTGTAGTATGAACATGCATATATTTATCCCTGAAACAACCCACTTATGTATAATCCTAACATGATGATGTTAAGTACCCACATGCTAGGTTGCTTCCACATGAAGCCTAACCACATCCATAAGAATGCAGTTAGTATTCCCATATACTTGTTGTATGGGATAAAATCGTGACTAGTCAAATATACAGTTATCAACGCGAATAATGTAGCTGACCATTTGACTACGAACTCAGTTGTTATTTTTGGCATAGTATTCTGATTTTTTTAACCAATTGTAATAGTTTTGGAATCCTTCTTCCACATTTACTTTTGGATTAAATCCAAAGTCTTGTATAGCTGCGTCAATATTTAATGCACCCCTGCTAGGATAATCACTATCTTTGGGGCATACCTCTAAGAGACCGCCACCAGCTAATTCTAGTGCCATCTGTGCAGCTTTTAGTAAAGTGACGCTATGGCTCTTTGTGATATTGTAGGTCTTGTTCTCTGTGTTATCGCTTAGTACTGCGGCAACGATACCATCAGCAATATCATCAACATAAGTAAAGTCTAGCGTTTCACTAGATCCGTTGACCCGGAGCACTCCGCCGCGCATTGCTGCAAGCATGAATTTGGAGACAACTCGGTCTTCAACATCAAGTGGCCCATAAACAGCACTGGGACGAATAATAATGTGATCAAAATAATCACGGCGAGTATAATCTTTGACAAGTTCTTCTCCTGTTAGTTTCATTATGCCGTACTGACCTTGCGGCCTACATACAGCGTCTTCGGTGACATCATCCTTGAAGTCACCATATACCATTGAGCTGGAAATATACACAACTCGTTTGACATGATGTTTTTTAGCACTCTCAAGCACATTGATCAAGCCTTCCATCATGACACGGGCACCCCATGCAGGGTCAGCATTCACAACTTTCTGTCGGGGAAAGCTAGCCATGTGTATCACAATCTCCGGTTCTTCAATACTAAAAATGCTATCTATTTCACTAGCGTCTGTGATATCTTTAACATACTGAAAACTCGTATCACCAATCTTCTTTTGTCGTTCAGCCATGAGATAATCAATCTCGTCCGGAAAGATGATGCCATAGTCTGTTTTGTTATCAACTATTGATACTGTATGTCCTTGATCCTGCAATCTTTTTACTACATTGTGTCCGATGAAGCCTAATCCGCCTGTTACTAATATATTCATTGGAATTTCAATTTGAAAAAAGTGTAATCAATATCTTTTAGTTTTGCTGTTATAGTATATACATGACCGTAATTAAAAACATCAGAGGTTCTATGCCATATTGGAGTATCTACTGCGTTATCCATAACCCATTGTCCTGCTTCAGTTTTTTGCCATTCATATATTGGATGAGCGATATACAAGTCAGGGTCTTCCACATCCCCCATCGTTATTGTATGTACTATGCACTCTACTATATTCATACTGCCATATCAGCTTTGATAGCAGTATGGCATTGATAATCAACTAACTCAATATCATCCATTGTGAATTCTTCAATAGATTTTATATCTCTATTGAGTTTCAATATCGGCAATGATAATGGTTCACGGCTTAACTGCTCTACAACTTGTTCAACATGATTGGTATAGATATGTGTGTCGCCAGTACTGATAACTAACTCACCTACACCTAACCCGCATACTTGTGCTATAAGATGAGTGAGTAACGCATAGCTAGCAATGTTAAAAGGTAAACCAAGAAACACATCCACACTACGCTGGTACATATGGCAAGATAATTCTTTATTCTTATTAACATAGAATTGGCACAACACATGACACGGTGGCAAAGCCATTTGGTCTAACTCACCCGGATTCCATGCTGTGAGTATGTGTCTGCGACCGTTGGGATCTTTTTGTATACCTTCAATCAATAGTTTTAATTGGTCTACTTCTTTGTGATGTACATTGCCTTGGCGATTATAATGATTGCCAAAGTCATCTCTAAAAGTTTCAGTCTTGTGTGTTATTGGAGTACGCCACTTGCGCCACTGTACTCCATATACGCGACCTAAGTCACCATCAAATTTTGCTTTAGGTTTCCAATAGGGAGCATGTGCATTTGGTGTCCATATTGTTACAGCACCTGTACCACCATATGTGATTTCTGCTAATCTACGTTCATCTCCACTACCTTCGATGAACCATAATAGTTCACCTACACACGCTTTCCAAGCAAGTTTTTTAGTAGTGACGGACGGAAAATTCCTACGCAAATCAAAGCGAAGGTGACGTCCAAACACACTAATAGTCCCAGTGCCAGTTCTATCATCTTTTGTTTCTCCGTTAGTTAGAATATCTTGCAATAACTCTAAGTACTGTTTCATAAATTACCTAGTATTTTATCCGTCTCTGGTTGTACTGCATCGGCAATGTTTTGTACATTGAGTAGAAACTCTACACCAACCACAGAGTCATCTAACTCTTGTAGTTTTCTACTTACCACTTCTTCAATTTGGTCTGCGTCCAATCCTTGACTTAAAAATTTTTCAATGTTTAATGTCTGTTGCTTTTTACCTTCAAGTTTAATTATTAATTTCTTAATGAATTGAACCGGTATCTTATTTTTCTCAACATCTTCAAGGATATGTTCCCACTTTTCGATGAATTCTGGACTCATTATGCACTAACTTTTGCTCTTGTTTTCTTTACTTTAGGTGCGGGCGTTGCTACTGGAGCTTCAACTACAACTGCCTTCTTAGTTGCTCTTGGCTTCTTCTCCATTACAGGAGGATCCATCTCTGCTGCTTGCTTCAATAGGTTTGCGCTTTCAGCCATCAATCCTTTAGCCTCAGCAGCCATTTTTGCAGCTTGCTGGCGCAGACTATTTGCGATTGCATTATCACCTAATGCATCATTACTACTAGCTATCAATGGTTGTGTTTCTGGAACTCTTGCATCACGGGTTTTGTTCTCACGCTGTCTACGTGCTACCTCTGCGGGTGTTTGCATTCCTCTGCTTTGATCAATGTCAGCCATGCGTTTAACAGCATCTTCTCCCTGCTTCATCTCAGTCAAAATCTTATTGAGTTCATTCAATTTGATTTTAGTTTGAGGATTTGGTGTGACAATGATATTCTCTGTGTTTACTTTCTTTAGTAAACCTTCACGGTGCAATACTTGCAATATAGGACGACCGTCTAGCCCCAAGGTACGGTTCAATGCATCACTTAGTGATTCACTATGTTGCCCGATATCACTTTCAATACAACGGATCAATGGATCGTGTATATGCTGATTTAGTGTCTCTGTATATGTTACAAGACACATGTGAGGTTCACCTGGAATCTCACGAAAGATGATAGCAACCTTACGATCACCGTGTTTACCGACATGTTTTAAAAAACTCATAAATTATTCTCCTTGAGTACATAGATATTTAATATCTAATGCATACAAGTAAATATTTTTATGAGTGTTATTGGGTCAATGAGTCAAGCAGTTTGTAATGCTCGTATGCTTGCACGACCGCAGGTGTACTGTTGCGACTTTTAGGTGATACTTCTACCCAAATACCTTGGCTCAAATCAGGATGAATGAATTGACTGCCTAGGCTTGCAAAATTGCGCGGCTGATGAATCTTGCCACCTTCATACAAATGAACTGCAAGTTCTTCTACTTCATGCCATGGCTTGACTGCAAGATCATA